AACTTTTTTCCTAGAATCAAGCCTTGACTTGAACGAATTTGTCTCTATAATAGACGTATGAATGATGAGATTAGAGAGAAAGATTACCTCCTCCCGACTGCTAACAGTTCTATGACTCTGACAGAAGAGCAAAAGCTTGCTATTATCGACAAGGGTGCTAAGGCATATGAGGCCTTTTTGGATGCTCTTCGCATTGACTGGCGTAATGATCCGAATAGCGCCGGTACTCCTCGACGGGTTGCAAAGTCGTTCGTGTTTGATTTGATCTCTGGATGCTATGAGGCTCCTCCGAAGATTACTTCTTTCCCTGCTGATGGTTATGATGGCATCGTTTCTCAGACGAACATTCCGTTGACTAGTATGTGTAGCCATCACCACTTGGCCTTTACTGGGTTGGTGCATGTTGCTTATATTCCTAGTCTTGAAGGACGTGTTATTGGCTTGAGTAAGCTCAATCGTATTGTTGAGTTTTATGGTCGTCGACCTCAGATTCAAGAAGGTTTGACGATGCAGATTCATAAGGCTATTAACGAGGTCTGTGAGCATAACAAGGGTGTTGCAGTTGTTGTTAAGGCTCAGCATACTTGTGCTTGTAATCGAGGTGTGAGACATCAAGGTTGTTATATGGTTACTTCTAAGCTGTCTGGAGACTTCTATGACGATGAGAAGACTCGCAAGGAGTTTTACGACTTCATTAAGATGGCTGAAGAGTAGTCTTTATCTCTGACTGCAGTAAATAATACTGTATGTCAGGAGCATTCGAAAATAAAATTTTAACTGTTAGTCAGTCAAAGCAAGCCGGTCTTCTTGGCCCAGCGAAAATCGCTGCTAGTAAACCCGACACAGGTGTTACTATTGTCAAGAAGTCGGCTTATTTTGTTATTAGAGACTGTGCAAAGATTACTGAAAAGTATCTTGTGCACCATGTTTGGGGTGAAATTAAAAACCCAATTGATAGGCTTGAGGGAGCTTTTACTAGAGCCGAGATTGAAGATTTCTTGTCTAGAGCCAAGAGAGATACTGAAACACAGCAATTGTGTTCTATAATTCTAGAAGATATTCATAAGAAGAATAAGCTAGAAAATACAGGGCTTGTATCTCCTGTAGCTGATGCACCAGTCGTTAAATTTGACTTTACCGAATTTGAAAACGATAAAATTTATGGTGATTATGATACAGGTTCTCCACAAGCAGATGTAGTAGATATTCCAACCGGGGTGTTACCTGAAAAAGAAAAGTCTACTTACGAGCTATTTCTTGAAGCCTTTAAACCCAAGTTATAAATAGAATTATGAGTGATGATACATCTTTCGATATGGAGTTGCCAGACATTCCTATGCCTGGTCAGGAAATTAATACCGACATTGAAGACAAGATCCAGGTAGGGTTTAAGTTTAGCTTTGTTGGAGCTGGTCAAGGTGGTTCAAGAATTGCTGAGACCTTTCACAAGCTAGGTTACAAGAGAACTTGTGTACTTAATACTGCTCAGCAAGACTTGGCTACAATTGAGGTTCCAAACAAGCTCAAGATTGGTAGCGACTCTGGAGCAGGTAAGAACAGAGAAGTTGCTAAGCAGGCTTTAATTGAGCAGAGAGAGGATGTTCTTGATTTATTCAGAAAGTCTTTTGCTAGTAACTTTGATCGTATTTTTGTTTGTGCTGGTGCTGGTGGTGGTACTGGCTCTGGTACTACAACTGAGCTAATTAAGATTGCTAAGGACTATCAGGATTCAATTAAGTCTACTTCTGAAAAGGTAGGCGTATTTTTGGCCTTGCCAAAGAACACTGAAGGTAAGAAGTGTGCTGAGAATGCTCTCAAGACTCTAACTGAGGTTCTTGAGCTAGTAGATCAAGGAATTGTTTCTCCATTGGTTATTATTGATAATGAGAAGATTAATACAATCTATCCAAGATTGTCTATTAACCAGTTCTGGAATACTTCTAACAACAGCATCTGTTCTTTATTCAATCTATTCAATAACATTATCACTAAGAATAGTAGTATTAACCAGTTCTGGAATACTTCTAACAACAGCATCTGTTCTTTATTCAATCTATTCAATAACATTATCACTAAGAATAGTAGCTATACTTCTTTTGATAATAAGGATTACAAAACAGTGCTTGATAGTGGCATCATTGTATTCGGAGCAACCCAAGTTACTCAATGGTCTGATGGTACTGAAATTTCAAAGGCTATGAGAGACAATCTCAAGAAGAATATCTTATCTGGCGGCATTGATCTTGGTACTGGTAACATTGCTGCTGCAGTTGTTGTCGGGGATTCAAATGCTCTTGACAATATACCGCAAGAGTATCTTGATCAGGCCTTCGAGCAGCTAACAAGAACATTGAAGAGTAATTCAACTGTTCATCAAGGCATTTATAAAGGTAACAAGGCTGGCTTGAGTATCTTTACTGCAATTGGTGGTTTGGGTAAACCAACCGCTAAAATAGATGAGCTTAAGAAGTTATCTACTTAGCCTTATTGAGGATATCGAATAAAGATTTGGCATCCTCTTCACTTGTACCAGGTGGCAATGCAGCTTTAAAAGCATAATAATCACCAGCTTTAGCAAGGGCTCTTACTTTAGAGCCCTTTACTGTTTTTACATCATTAGGATCTATTTTACCAGACATTGCTCTTTCACCCCCTAGAGAAACAACACCAACCTTAGTTCCATCTCTCATTGGAGTCTTGAATGTTTCTTCATTATCAGCCTTGCGATCACTACCGCTTATGATACTAACAATAGGGTACTTTAAAACGTTGTGTAAGTATCCTGCAGCATGCTGAGGTGTTGTAATTCTATCATTTTCAACTACGTTAATATCAGCGTAGCTTGGATTGTTTTTAAACGCTGATAATCTAGACTTATATGGTACAGGGCTCTTATCTCCTTTATCACTTGGAGATAAGAATACATAGAAGTCAGCGTTATTTTTATCTGCGTATTCTTTAGCGAGTTTAATTAGGTAGTCATGACCAGCTGTTGGAGGATGCATTCTTCCAAATATAAAGTATGCAGCATCTTTCTTCTGCATAGAGTTTAAGTCTGCGTGGGTAACAACTGCCTCGTAAATCTCTTTAAAGGTTTTCATTATTCGTCTCTTGTTTCAGCAGTATCAGTCTCTGAAGGGATTTCTAATAGACCAGCATCATCAATAACCTTCTTTAGTACACTTAACATTTCTTCAGCATTCTTAGCTGTAACCTTCTTAGTGAGTAAGTTGGTTTGAAAGCCACTAAGATCAACTGTATTAGGATCTAGAAGGAATTGCAACACCACCTTCACCCTGTTCATTAATTTGAAGAAGGTATTTTACAACGGTAGCGTCAAAGGATGAAATATTAGGCTTGGGCATAGCTTACTCTTGGTCTATTTGGGTTATTTAAGGTTTCAACATTATCGCTTACAACTGTCTTTGAAAGATTAACTTCTTTATCTACATCTGGATTAAGGGAACTAACATTACCAGTCTTCTTGATTTTGTCCATGGTCTTAATCTTAGCAACAATTTCTTGTTCAGGTTGAGTTAAAGGCTTTCCTACAGCTAGCTTATTAATTGTAGTTCTGATATCACCTTGATTATCCTGAAGTTGTAGTCTTGCAATAGATCTTGGTGTACCAGCTCTAATTTTTGTCTTATCAATATCTTGCTCTAAATCACCAGTATCCATCTTGCCTGGTAGAGGTCTAATAGGGCTGGCGTCAGGATTAATGCCTGTATTTCCTGATTGACCGAATGTACCTGCTGAAGCATACTCAAGAAGGCCGTAGTATTTGTTTAGAGTTTCCTCAAATTTACTCATACTATTATTTATACAAACCATGCTTTACTTTCAGATCGTTAAAGTATTCTTCTGATAAAAACGTTAATTTGTACTTCTTTGCAAAGGTTTTAATGCTTCTAAATGAAAAGTCTTTCTTATTCTTTTTTTCTATCTGAATCTTTAGCTTTTCTTTTAATTCCTGCATTTCTCCTGAAGTAAACTTATCGTCAATACATTCAAAAGGTAGTTTGTCACAGTAAAAAACAATGGGTAAAGTCTTGTTTAATCTATTAATTAATAATTCTACCTCTTTATCAGATAAATTGTCTTGAGTATTAAAGTAAAACACATACGCAAAATATGTTTTTTCTTTGTTATAGATTTCACAAACAGTCTTAATAAAGTTGTGGTAAAAAAACTGTTTGTGGTGATCGGTGTATATTGAAAACAATTGCCCGTAATACTCAACAACATCGCTTACCGTCTGTGGTATAATTACGTCTTCCAATAAGAATTTAAGATCAATTAACGAAATCGTATTAAGATTTAACTTCTTTATATATTTTTTCTTCTCCACGACGAGATTGTAACGGTGATTTATTCTTATTCAACTGGTTTCTTAAGAAACTTTTTCAGTCTAATATTTATAATACCGTTGTAGCAATTCGGATCAAATAAAACTCTGCTTTCCATTTGAAGTCTTGCTTCTTCATATGCGCAGTCCCATTTAGACTTAGCCATAAAAAGTATTTCTCTCTTGAAGGCTTCTTTGCCAAACTTTTGAATATCTTTTAAAAGCTCTTCTGAAGAACCCCAATACTCTTTCCAATCTGAAGATTGCTTTTCATGCCGCTTATTCTTCTTGCCTTTGAGTGGTGGTCTCTTTAAAATCTTCCAGAAGAACTTTTTACCTATGTAATATTTTCCAGATGGGGTATGAGTAATTTTGTAAACAAAACCAACATAGTCATCTAAATTAACGTTTTCTGGTAGAACCCATTCCATATTTTTTCTTTCGCTTATTTAATGGTTTAGGTCTTTTATTCAATCTAGTAGAACCTTTTGGAATTACTTGACGAGCATCATTACTTGCATACCAGTCTGTTGTTTGAATGGCATTACCGAAGCTACCCATACCACCTGGAGCATATGCATTACCAAATGATGAATTAGTACCACCAGCCAGGTTCATTTCAGAAAAGAATCTTTTTTCGTATGAAAGCATATAACTATTTATTTGTGTTGTTGCTGACGAAACGGTTCTTGAAAGATATAGTAAATAGCTAACTGATTTTTGTACTATTAACGAATTTACTGTCAAAGAAAAACAACTCCAATTACCAGCCTTTAAGCACTTGTTTGTAGGTCGTCTTATTAGACATAAAATCTATGCTAGTAAGCTAAAGGTTCAGAAAGAAAAACTTCGTTCTGAGCTGGCTCATGCAGCAGCAAAAGCAGCACCTGTTGCGCTAGACTTCTCTAAAGTTGAGAAAGCTATGGAAAGTAACGAGAAAATTGTGGATCTTAACAATCAGATATACTACAATACACTCATAATAGAGTATCTCGAAAAAGTAGAGAAAGTTCTTTCTTCAATAACGTATGATATAAAGAACATCGTCGAGATAATGAAACTTGAGACTACATGACGGTTTTAACCATTGATGTTGATAACAGACGTAATACTGCTTCTTTAAGCGGAGACTTTAAAGCAGTCAGAGAGCATTTCTCTGTAAAGAATAAGGCTGCTGTCTTTGCTCGAAAACGAGGATTCTTTGCACCAGAGAGAACATATGTTATTACACCAACCGGTAGAATTGAACCTCACTTCCATACTGTTCTGCAAAAATATGCACAAACAAGTGAAGATCCGACCGAAGTTGTTTTAACAGAGAGCTTTAAAAAGTTATTCTCACCCAAACTAAAGCTAGACTATCTTGATAAGAAATTGCGTCTTGATTTACGCGATTATCAAACCGAGGTAGTCCAAACTGCTTTAAAATGTGGTTTTGGTATAATCGAATTAGCAACTGCTGGTGGTAAGACTCTCATTATGTCTTCTATCCTAGAAAACATCTACCACCAAAACCCTAAGTTTAAATGCTTGCTTATTGTACCAGATCTCGGTCTAGTCAATCAATCGTTTAATGACTTTAAAGACTATAACGTTAGCTTCACTTATAGTACCTGGACTGGTAATTCAGAACTCGATTTAAGTACAAATGTAATTATTGCTAATATGGGTATCTTGCAATCTGAGATATCCGATACTGAATGGACAGAAAGTGTAGACCTTCTCATTGTTGATGAGGTTCATAAAGTAAGAAGAGGTAATAAGATCAACGATATTATTAAAAAGATCTATACTATTCATAAGTTTGGTTTTACTGGTACCTTGCCTGAAGAGGTATTAGATCAATGGAATATTTTTGCTAAGTTTGGAGATAGAATTTATTCCAAGATGTCTCATGAGCTAAAGTCTGAGAGCTATGTTACTCCAGCCAAGGTAACTGCTCTTGTTATAAATTATAAAACTGGGCCTCAATTTGAAAGAACTAAAGACAGTACACCAGCTGATGAGTATATTGCTGAGCTGAAGTTCTTGCTAACAAACGATTTTCGCAATGGAGTTATCAATCACCTAGTTAACAAGTTTGATAACAACTCTCTCGTTCTTGTG